GATAAAGGCGATCTTGCTTTACCTTTTCTGAAACTACTACAAAGTGGTTCAGATGAAACAAAGAAAAAACATGCTAAATACGTGGAAGGCGCTGAAGCCGGCATGTTTTATAATACAGTTACAAAAAAACTGTATGATGGAGAAAAAGGAATTGAAATAATTCCTGTGTTCTATAAAATGACATACCCAGAATGGGCTCCCTTCGAAAGAAGTGAAGGAAGACCAGTTCACCCTGATAGAGGTGCTGAGGTTCTTCAACAAACAACCCAAAATGATCGTAACAAGGATATGCTGAAAAATGGTAACGAAATTATCAAAACAGCAAATCACTTTGTGATCATTAATGGTGATAGACCTGAAAAGGCTTTACTCACTATGAAATCTACTCAGTTAAAAGAGAGTAGAGGTTGGAACTCATTAATGGAAAATGAGGTTGAGATCGATCCACAAACTAAAAAAGCCGTTCCGGCACCAATCTTTTCCAGAATCTACACATTAAAATCTGTAGAAAACGCTGGAAGCAACTTTAATTGGCATGGATATAAAATTTCATTGTCAAGAAAAGTAGATAATGCTGGCATTTACCAAATGGCTAAAGATTTTCATAATTCTTTAAAAGCTTCATCAGCTAAACGTAAAGCTGAAAGTTCTATAGAGGAAGGAAAATCTAACTACTAAGTTTCCTCGCGAAGGAAAATAGGGCGGCCTAGGGAGACTGAAGCCGCCCGCAAAAAAACATAATTTAGTAGTAAGGGATCATTATGGTAAATGAATTTATAAAACTTTTTTCTGGTTACGATGGAAATTTCGGTATCGCAGATATGTCCAGTGCAAAACTGGACTCCGAAAAAAACAAATTAAAACCTGACTATGAATGGTCAGGCAGACCCATCACCGACGAAGATTACAAAAATCACATAGAGGGAAAAATATCTATAGGAATACAACCCTGTAGATTAGATAAAACAGCACAATTTGGATGTATTGATGTTGATCCAAAAAATTACAAAGAATTTAAAATAGAATCATATTTAGCACTATTTCAACAATATAAACTACCTTTGCTACCTCTTTTATCCAAAAGTGGTGGTCTTCATTGTTATCTATTTCTTGAAGAACCCATTCCAACGATAGATTTAATTGAAGCTTTAAAATCTTTTCTACTTCCTCTTGGGTTGGATCCCGATACGGAGATTTTTCCTAAGCAGAAAGAACTAAAGGAAGACGACAAAGGTGAGATTAAACCAGGTAACTTCATTAACCTACCTTATTACAATAATGGAGAAACAAATCGATATGCTGTAGATAAGAATAATTCTAAACTATCTTTGCAGCAGTTTATAGAAGCAGCTAATCAATCAAAAATAAATAAAGAAGATTTACAAAAGTTAGTCGACACAACATATAAGAATATTTTAGTAGGAACGAATGAAGAATTTAATGATGGTCCACCATGCTTAGCTCTTTGTTCCAAAAGAAAATTAGATGATGGTAGAGATCGTTTTATGTACAATTATATGGTTTTTGCTAAAAAGAAGTATAAAGAAAAATGGGTTGATCACATTTCTAACGCAAACTATAATTATTTAGAAACACCTTGGGACAGATCAAAATTAGATTCTAAAATTAAAGCTTGGTCTAAAGAAACAGCTGGACATACTTGCTATGAAGATCCAATACAAAGTAAATGTATGCGGGCTTTGTGTTATTCAAGGCCTTATGGTGTTAAGTCAGATAGTATTACATCTTTTCCAGAAATAAGTGATTTTCAAATTATTATGTACTCTGAGCCAGAGTATAGATTCAATATAGCATTACCGGACGGTACTCAAGCAGAAGTGATAGCAACAAACAGAAAAATGATGACAAATCAGAAAGATTTATTGGAATTGATCTGGGAACAGACAGGAATTTATCATGAACCTTTAAAACCAAAAGATTTTAGAGCTAAACTGACAGAACTTAGACAAAACTGTCAAACTATAACACCGCCAGAAGGAACAGGTATAGACGATCTATTAAAAGAAGAATTATTTCAATATTGTGTTAATGGTCCACAAGCACAAGAAAGACTTCAAATTAAAAACGGTTCTTGTTTTACAGAAGATGGATTCCATTATTTCCAATGGAAATCTTTTCTAGCGCATCTAGGAAATGGTTGGAAGACACCGCACGAGAAGATAGCTCAAAAATTAAAAGAAAAATGTGATGTTAAGTTTGGTCATTATATAAAAATAGAAGGTAAAGCCGTTAGCGTATGTAAGGTTAAACAACTTCACATTGATAAAATAGAATACAAACCAGTAGAAAAAGAAGGAAGCAACTACTAATGCGATATAAAGTTATCGGCCCGCCAGGTACGGGTAAGACGAGAAGATTATTAAATGAAGTACACCGATATGTAAAAGGTGGAACAGCTCTAGACCGAATTGGGTATTTTGCATTTACTCGTAAGGCTGCTCGTGAAGCAAGGGACAGGTATCTAGATGTAAATACACACTTAACTAAAAAAGATATTAAATATTTTCAAACATTACATTCACTGGCGTTTAATTGTTTAGGATTAAAAGAAGAAAACGTTATGCAAGATTTAAATTACAAAGCTATAGGAGAAAAATGTGGAATACAAGTTAAGTATGCAGCCTATGAAGCTAATTCTTGGAACGGTATTTTTTCATCAAGCAGTGAGTATTTAACATTAATTAATTTGGCTCGATCAAAACAGATTACAGCTTTAGAGCAATTTGATCGTAATGAACATTTAGGTAAAATAGAAAGACAAAAGATTGATGCTATAGCGAAAGAAATAAAAGATTATAAAAAAGTTTATGGACTTATCGACTATCATGACATGTTAGAGAGTTTTTTAGAGAAAGGAAAGTCTCCTAAGTTTGATGTTATTTTTGTGGATGAAGCTCAAGATCTATCAAAGATACAGTGGTCCATCATTGAGAAACTAGAAAAAGATAATGATATGGATATATGGGTGGCAGGTGATGATGATCAAGCTATCTTTGGTTGGGCAGGAGCTGAGGTTAGTTCTTTTATTAATTGGAAAGCAGAACCTATTCCCTTAACACAATCAGAACGAGTTCCGAGTCAGATACAAAGTAAAGCATTAAATATAATTAATAGAGTTGAAGAGAACAGAATTAGTAAGGATTATTTACCTAAAGGAGAAAAAGGTGAGATATATCAACGATATAAACTAAGCGATATTGATCTAACTAAAGGTGATTGGTTAATTCTAACAAGAACTAACCCATTATTAAAACCTATTCCTGCATTTTTAAAACGAAAAGGATTATTTTTTGAAACAAATGATGGAAACAGTATGGGTAAAGGTCTCTTTGAAGATGTACAAAATTGGAATAGGCTCAGAGAAGGAGAGACACTTCCCGAGATTCAGGAGACAAGGGTCAGGGAAAGAATAAAAGATAAGAAATTAACTATAAATGAAGAATGGTATGACGCTTTTACAAATGTAGCGGACACTAAGAAAGAGTATTTAAGATTAATGCTTATGAATGGAGAAGATTTATCTAAAGAACCTAGAATAAAAGTATCCACCATTCACGGAGCAAAAGGCGGTGAAGCAACTAATGTAGTTTTATTTTTAAATCAGACTTCTAATACAATGAAGGCCTCAAAAAAATCAAAAGCCAAACAAGATGAAGAGTATAGGGTTTGGTATGTTGGAGTAACAAGAACAATACAAAATCTATACTTAATCAAATGCAACAACAAACAGAAGGAGTTTATAATATGAAAAAAGATTTTGAAAATATGGCTATACTTACAGTTTTTTGTATTTCTGCAATTATTGTTACGAAAGCGTTGTTAATAATATGAGCGCATACAAAAAACAAGTAGGAGGATCCCACTATAAAAATTTTCGTATTCAGCCGAGCAAGTTTATAAACGAAAATAAGTTGTTTTTCGCGGAGGGGAATGCTATAAAATACATCTGTAGACATTCTGCAAAAAATGGAAAGCAAGACTTGGAAAAAGCTAAACATTATATTGATATGATAATAGAAAGGGATTATGTTTAAGGCACAAACAGAATGGGCTAAGCCTGAAGAATTTCCAGATCTACGTCAAGCAGATACAATTGCAATTGACTTAGAAACACACGATCCAGATTTAAAATCAAAAGGATCAGGTTCTATTGTTGGTAGAGGTAAGGTTGTAGGAATTGCTATCGCTGTTGATGGCTATTCAGGATATTTTCCATTTGATCATAAAGGTGGCGGAAACCTTGAAAAAAACAAAGTAATTGAATGGTTTAAAGATGTTTGTGCATGTCCCGCCGACAAAATTTTTCACAATGCAATGTATGACGTATGTTGGATTAGAGCGATGGGAATAAAAATAAATGGAAACATTTATGACACCATGATTGCAGCATCACTCGTTAATGAAAATAGATTTAGATATGATCTTGGATCTTTAGGTTGGGATTATGTTGGTAGAGGTAAAAACGAAACAGAATTAAAAGAAGCTGCTAATGAATGGGGAGTTGATCCTAAAGCTGATATGTGGGTCCTACCATCAATGTATGTTGGTAATTATGCACAACGAGATGCTGAACTCACGTTAGATTTATGGAAAGCCATGCAAAAAGAGATCAGCGACCAGGATCTAGGGTCTATCTTTGAATTAGAAACAGATTTATTTCCGTGTTTAGTTGATATGAAATTTAAAGGGGTTCGTGTGGATGTCGAAGCTGCTCATAAATTGAAACAGCAGTTATGTACACAAGAAAAGCAACTATTATTAGAAGTAAAAAAAGAAACAGGAATAGATGCTCAAATATGGGCAGCAAGATCGATTGCCAAAGTTTTTGACAAGCTAAAGCTGTCTTACGACCGTACTGAAAAGACAAAGTCTCCTTCATTTACAAAAAACTTTCTTTCTGAACATGAACATCCTTTAGTTAAGAAAATAGCAAAAGCTAGAGAAATAAACAAGGCTCATACGACATTTATTGACACTATTATAAGATATGAACATAAAGGTAGAATACATGCGGATATTAACCAGATTAGATCAGATCAAGGTGGTACCGTTACTGGAAGATTTTCATATTCTAACCCAAATTTACAACAAATTCCCGCTCGTAATAAAGACTTAGGTCCTTTGATTCGATCCCTTTTCATACCAGAATCAGGTTGCGAGTGGGGATGCTTTGATTACAGTCAACAAGAACCGAGACTTGTAGTTCACTATGCATCCCTAGACCAAGACACAAGTGTATTCGGAGTAAAAGATGCTTACGAAGAAAATGTTAAATCAGATTTCCACCAAACAGTAGCTGATATGGCTCAGATTCCTAGGACACAAGCAAAAACAATTAACTTAGGATTATTTTATGGAATGGGTAAAGGTAAACTTCAAGCTGAACTTGGAGTATCAAAAGAAAAAGCAGAAGAACTATTTACGATTTATCACAGCAGGGTTCCTTTTGTTAAAAGATTAATGAATTCTGTTTCTCATAGAGCACAAAAGAGTGGACAGATTAGAACTTTATTAGGAAGACTTTGTCGTTTTCATTTATGGGAACCTAATTTATTTGGTATGCATAAAGCATTACCGTTTGAACAAGCTGTTCAGGAACATGGACCAGGAATAAGAAGAGCATATACTTACAAAGCATTAAATAAATTGATACAGGGGTCAGCAGCAGACATGACAAAAAAAGCTATGTTAGATTTATATAAAGAAGGAATTATTCCTCATATTCAAATACATGATGAGCTAGACATTTCTGTAGAATCTGATAGTCAAGTTAAAAAAATTATTGAGATTATGGAAAATGCTGTTACATTAGAAGTCCCTAACAAAGTTGATTATGAATCTGGCAAAAATTGGGGAGATATTTATGGGTAATTATTATGGCTTATTTAAACGCAAATATTCCTGCAACTTATGCACAGATAAGAAGAGAATATTTATATGATCTTAAAGAACACCATGGAGAAGTTGAAGACTGTATTATCTTTGGCATTGCGTCAATTACAGGTAGGCCTGTCTTATTTCATGCGATTATGGAAAACGGCGCTGTCTTCTATCGTCTCCCGATATCTGCCTTCATTCAAAGAGGCTTTGATGTCAACGAAGTTCCTAGACCTAGACTTGATGAGTTGGAGCTTTGGAATTGTTTCAGTTATTATCCTTCTATTACTTCTTTCGATATTTTAGACGGCACAAGAGGCAAATACTTCGGAAAAGACAAAAAAACACACTCAGGATTATATCTTTTTACAGTTGACTGGGCGCACCCAGAGAGTAATATAGTAGATACCGATCATTCGGAAATTCCGCACGAACATAAGTGCGCACACATAATGGCTTTAGATGATGGCAATTATGCGGCTCAGCCAAACAATCGTATAATCTGGAACATTCCTTCTTTTACAGTTAAGGATGAAATACCTGACTGGAAAGTTCAAACAAGCGAATGGAATGTTGAAGATACGGGTAAATGGAAAACAGAAGATACTGATAAGTTCTTCTATAAAATAGAGGAGACAAAAAATGATTAGAAAATGGATTGTAAGACCCTTAAGAAAACTTTGGGATAAAATTATTAGTCAATTTAATAAGTAGGGCAAACTCATGATAAATAAATGTAAGGAATGTCACTGCAAATGTCATTGTGGTCAAGAACTACATGCAGATGTTTATGGTGTATGCACTTGCGATAACTGTAGCTGTGGTAGAAAAAAAGAAGAAGTTGTAGACGACACTCAAGAATGTGACGTATGTCAATAGGAGGCCGCGTGAACTATAAATTTACATTAATATTATTAATACTAATAGCACTACTAACGGTTCTTGGTGCACCTGTTGTACAAGGAGCAAATAATCAAACAAACGTTAGTGGTTCAAATACAAGTATTGAAGGAGGCTATACCGGAGGTGCAACAACCTACGAATCAGGTAGCTCATCAAGTACAACTACAAATAGTACTAGTAATAGTAATATAAGATCTGCACCCCCAACATCTAGTGCACCTTCTTATAATTCTATGACACAAGATGTTTGTGCTGTAGGAGCTTCTGTGGGAGTTCAAACTTTTGGTGTTGGTGTATCTGGTGGAAAACATTTTATAGATAAGAATTGTGAAAGATTAAAACTAGCAAGAATTTTAAATGATTTTGGCATGAAAGTGGCAGCTGTGGCA